TGTAACAAGAGGGTCGGTTGAATACTCATCTTTTTGTTCTTTCGAACGTTTTACACTTGGCTGTTTAACTTCTTCATTTGTTGGCTGAGTGTCTTTTTGGTTGTTATCAACGGTTTGGGTCACATCACCAACGATTTTTTTCTTTCTACCTGGCTTCTTCTTTTCCGTTCCTGATACAACATCTGGTTTAGCCTTATTAGGAGGCCTTCCACGTGGCTTTTTAACCACTTGAGGAGCATCTGTGCCTAATTCTTCAGTTCCAGAAATCACTGTCGGTTTCTTCTTATTGTAAGCCCGTTTCTTTTTCGGTTTTTCAGGTTCACTTAATAGGTTGTGGGTAGCAGGAATAGAAGACAATTCGGGTTGTGTGATATTTTTATTATCGTTTTCATCGGTTAAAGGAACAGAAGGGGGAGAAGGGGGAGAAAGGGGAGAAAGGGGAGAAAGGGGAGAAAGGGGAGAAAGGGGAGAAAGGGGAGAAAGGGGAGAAGAAGTTGAATTAGAGTTAGACGGAGAATTAACAAGTGAATTTTCCACTAGTTGTGAAATCCCTTTAGACAACTCAAGTCGAAATTTTGAGGTCAATGTCTCAACCAGATTGTTTATTTCCGTATTAAGTGCATCAGCATTTGGTGTTTTCATTAGAGTAGAAGACATATTTTAATATTATTATTAAATATACTTTTATATTTATTCAAAATCAATTTTCTTGATTAATGGCGTTTTTTGTGTATTTTTGGTAATGAATAGAAAAATTCTACTATTTCAAACATATTGTAGAATCAAGAATTAATACTTCTATATTTGTATTTAATATTGTAATATGAAAATTATAATATTAAATTTTTATCTGTGATTATTCATGTTCTTTAATTAACATTAACATGCTTAGTTGGAGTAGGCAAGACCTCCCATACCGCTCATCACGCGGAGCACATTGTAGTTGGTGGCATAGACACGGACCTTGGCGGTGTTAGTTCCTTGCACGGTGGCGTTGGAAAGAACAAGTTGAAGGACGGCGTTGTCAATGCGGGAGAAGTTGCAGCTACCAGAGGGTTGGTGCTCCTCGGGGCGAAGGGCGAAGGAGTACACGTTGATACCAGTATCGGGGGCACGGGTGTGGGCTTGGTAGGGTTGGACTTGGTCGAAGTAGGTACCCTCACGCTCAGAGAAGCGGTCTTGGCCGTTAAGTTGAAGCTTGGCAACAACAACGGGGTTAAGACCCCAGCAATGCATGTCAAGGGCAGCCTCGGAAAGCACAAAGGTTCCAGCATCAGAGACGGAAGAAACCTTGGCGGTATCCTCGAGCCAGGCATGGGTACCAGTGGCATCAGAAGCACCAGCGGTGGGGTCTTGGAAAAGACCAGAGCCGTTGATGAAGTTGGTGGCACCTTGGATGGCATCAGGTCCGCCGAAGGCATGGAGGGCGTTGGGAAGAGCATCGATGGCATCAGTGTAGTTGAAGGGTTGGGCACCAAGGGTGTTGTAAAGCATGGTACCGCCAAGAAGAGAACTGCAGTAGTCAACATTGGCATCAGGTTGGACAACCCATACAAGCTCCTTACAGGGGTGGTTGAAGTTAAGCTTAATCTTGTTGGAAGAAGAACCAACAGACTCATCACCAGTGAATTGGAGTTGCTCAATGAGGTACTCATGAGGGTTTTGGGCCATTCTGCGGCGCTCATCAGTGTCAAGGAACACGTAGTCAACGTAAAGAGAAGCAGCTACAAGAGAGTTGTTGTAGGCATCAGTGGCTTGTTGAGTGGTAGAGGTGGCAGTAAGGTCCTTGACGGCCCACAAGCACTCATCAATGGGGCGAAGGTCAAGGTTGATCTTGACCTCGTGGTATTGAAGAGCAATAAGGGGAAGAGCAAGACCAGGGTTGCGGCAGTACCAGAATTGAAGAGGCACGTAAAGAGTGGTCTCGGGAAGAGAGTTGCGAGGAGCACACACTTGGGCGGGGACATCAGCACCACCACAGGGTCCATCGACATCGGCGAAGTCAGGGTCAGTGATGTAGGTGAGTTGAGTGGTGTTACCAATCATCTTGTAGTAACCACGTTGTTGCTCGGAGGTCATGGTAAGTTGATTCCAGATGTGCATCCAGTCACCATATTGACGGTCAATGCGTTGACCACCAATCTCAACCTCGACTTGGGCAATAAGTTGCTCGCCAGGGAAATCCAACCAGCGGGCATGCTTGGCTTGAGAAGTGTTGATCTCGGGAAGAGTAACTTGGAGATATGTGCGGTAAGCAAGATCACCATTACGGCTGATCGTGCAGGTCACACGGCGGCCGAAATCGGCTTGACCGTTGAAAGTTTGTTCAATGGCTTCCATTGAAAAGTTGGTGTATCTGCGGTAAGTAACTTTCCAGAAAGTAATTTGAGGATTACCAGTAAGATAGACATCTTGAGCGCCATAGGCTACGAGTTGCATAAGACCACCTCCCATGATTTATAATATTACTAAAGATTATATTTTTTTTATTTGTATTTTATTGTTTTAATTTAACAGTAATGCAACACTACAATATACATGTATTTTACCATCATTCTTCGTTTATAACTGCATTCTTCATAAGAAAATCTTTTAAATAATCATCATTATATACTTCTTTTAGATTTTTGTGCTTTTTCTTAAATATATACTCTTGTTTCGTTTTACAAACACTCCAACCGTCATCTAATGCGTTCATGATGAATATCATTTTTCTTCTCTCCTTCTCATCAATGTCTATATTTGTAAATCTTGCAAAAATTGTATTTTCCATAATCTTACAAAATAAAGAAAATAAGTATTTTTAACACTATTTACAAAAAAATATTTAAGCAAAAGTTGATTAATTATCTAAATGCCAAGTTTTAAACCAAAAACTAATAAAAAAATTATAGTAAATGAAAAACAGTCCGTCACACTCGATAATCGACATAATGATATTATGAAAAATATTGAAGAAGAGGAACAAACTCTTCCCGAGTTGAAAAAAAAGAAGAAGCGTCTCCAGAAACTATTAAAAACAAAAGACAACAACAAAAACGTTGAAGAATTTTTGGAAATCGCTGACCAAATTAAAATTCTAAAAACGAAAATGAAGACTATAAAAAACAAGAAAAATGATTATTTACTTGACAATAGTAAATATGTATTTGAATATTTTGAAAATAAAAAAGAAATAGAAAACGACAGTGGACAAAAGAACTCAACAAAACTGGACAACTTTTTTAAAATTAAAAGTAACAATGACGAAAAAGAAGATAAACATATCAATGTTGTCAAAAAATATTTATCAAATGTAGACGAATCATTCATTGATATTAACCATTTCTTACATTCAACATCTATTTATACAAAATGTAATAATGGTGAGTTGATTCCTATTGACGACGAAGGCATTATGGTGTGTAACAAATGTTCAATTCATGTTCAATATTTGACAGATTCGGAGAAACCATCATACAAGGAACCACCCAAAGAAGTTTGCTTTTATGCTTACAAACGAATTAATCACTTTAGAGAGATTTTAGCCCAATTCCAAGCAAAAGAAACAACACAAATACCCGAAAAAGTAATTGATGATATAAAAAATCAAATCCGCAAAGAGAGAATTGATCTCAAACAAATAACTAATTCTAAAGCCAAAGAAATATTGAAAAAATTGGGATACAATAAATATTACGAACATATCCCATTCATTAAAGATATTATTGGTATTAAACCTCCTGTAATGGACCCTGAACTCGAAAATACATTATGTAATTTATTTATGGACATTCAACGTCCATACGCTAAATTTTGCCCAGACGATAGAGTCAACTTCTTAAATTATTATTATACTGTTTATAAATTATGCGAATTACTTGAACAACGTCAATTTTTACCATTTTTTCCTATGTTGAAAGACCGCGAAAAACGTATTGAACAAGATAATATTTGGAAACGTATTTGTGACGAACTTGAATGGGAATTTATTCCAACTATATAAATATAATTTGTTATTCATATTATATTTATTTTTATTCAATATATCATATTATCTTAAATATGTTTTAATTTACATCACGCGGGGGAAACCGACCAAGTTGGCACCGATACCGAATCCAGCACCTGAACGGGCAGACACTGCCATAGATGGGATGTATGTGTCTAAAATTGCAAATGTAGCAGCAGCAGTCAATGCAATAAGAGTTACCTCCTCGAGTTTAAGAGTGTGGCGAGGGATCACAAATGCAGCAATCGCAACCATGAGGCCTTCCACTAAATACTTAATTGCTCTCTTAATGATTTCGCTAATATCAAAGTTTTCCATTATACAATAATCCTAGAAAAAAGTTTTATTGTGTAAAAAATGCTTAAAATATATATGATTATATAATTATATGAGTCTGTCCAAAACTCTCGATACTAATTACGTTGATTTACTTGATGAAGATAAACCTATTAGCGGACAAAAGTTCGCATGTATATCTTTTCTCTCTCCCGAGAAAATTCTAAAAAAGAAGGAACTGTTTTTCTTTGAGGAATTCGTCAAAAAATGGGATTTCCTAAAGTCAATGGAAAAATTTCAACAATTCATGAATTTCATTTCATACAAATACAAGCTGAACAATCAAAATATTGCAAATGATTTAGAGAATTTTGTAAAGGAAGAAAGCAGTAATCTCCAAACTGTGAATATTGAAGATGATTACAAAAATTTTATTGACGCAAATGAAGAAAAACTTGGCAACAGTTTCAATAATAAATACCAATACCAGACCAATGTTCGTGGGCTGAAAGTGCGCGGTGTATTCCCAAGCCAAGAAGAAGCCGAAATGAAATCAAAACAACTCCGCGAACAAGACCCTAATCATGACGTGTACGTCGGGCAGGTCGGTATGTGGATGCCATGGGATCCAGAAGCTTACAAAACGGGTCGGGTTGAATATTTAGAGAAAGAACTCAATGACTTAATGCATGAAAAAGTCAAAAATGAAGAAAATGCAAAGGTCGAATTCGAAAAACGTGTGCGCGAAACAAAAGAAAAAGCTATGGAGGAAAATAGAAATATTGCTGAAAAGAGCGGTAATAAATTGTCACAATATATGAACGAAAATGGCGAATTAGTCAATGCAAATGAGGTTGATTTTGATGCGATTCCTGATGAGTCTGTAGTTATGGACCCAAAAGAATCATTGAAACAACAACAAGAAAAATTATTTGAAAGTGAGAACATAGCTGTATCTGAAACGAAAAAAGAAGACTAAATAATATATTTCACCACTTCATCACAAAGTAACAAAATAAACTATTTTTTAATAAAATTGATTTTGTATATATAATTATTATTGTATCTATATACAAATGCATCAAATCATTTCAATCGAAGGAAATATCGGCTCGGGTAAATCTACCTTTCTCAAATATTTACGTGACAAATGCAGTACAAATAAACATATCGTATTCGTTGATGAACCTGTTGATGAATGGAGTTCAATTACAGATGATGATGGTAACGATATGATTTCAAAATTCTATGACAATCAAGAAAAATATGCATTCTCATTTCAAATGATGGCATATATTGCTAGATTGACGAAATTACGTAAAGCAATAGCAGAAAATCCACATTCTATTATTGTCACGGAAAGAAGTCTATACACAGATAAACATGTGTTTGCAAAAATGTTATACGATGAAAAAAAAATAGAAACTGTCAATTACAAAATTTACTTGTCGTGGTTTCACGAATTTATCAAAGATTTACCAAAAACAACATTCCTATATATTAAAACTCAACCTTCAGTTTGCCATGAGCGCGTTAAGAAAAGAGATAGAAAAGGCGAGGATAATATATCCCTTCAATATTTATCCATGTGTAGTGAATATCATAACAAAATGATGAATTTTATGACAGACGAAAAACTCAAAGTACATACTATTGACGGTAATTGTAATCTTGAAGAAAATTCAGACCTTATGGAGTTTGTTGACCTATTTTCCAAAAACACTGGATTCACTCAAACACAAATTATCAATAATATGTTACATGTGTGAACTATGTTGAACTATTCACTCAGAAATATACATAATTCCCAATTGTTTGGGTGGCGCATAGCTTAATATATCACTTGTTATTTTTGTTGTTGGGAAATTCTCAACACCATATAATTCTTGCAAACAAAGCCATTCAAATAAACCACCCATATAAACATATACATTTATAAACCCAAGAGACACTAATTGTTTATATTTTTCTATTACACCTTCGTCATTACAATTCATACCATAAATTATTATATATGATTGTAATCGTTTTTCGTCCAATATTTTGTTTATTTGTTCCTCTTCTATATCACTCATAATTGTATTTTTTATCAGTATTGTTTGCTTTGACTTGTCGATCACGTTGATGATTGTATATTTTTTTTCTAGTGCACTTTGCATATCTGTATAATTTATTTTTTTCATTTTTGAAATCTGAGTTCCCATGTGAAATACTATTATAATTCATTCGTTATATTTAAATGCTTTATCTTGAATCTCTCTTCTTCGTGACAAAATACATATTATTTTTTTATTATGTATTTTGAATTTGTTTATTTTTATTATTTGTCTCTTCTTTTATTGTTTTTTATTTGTTTTTTATTTGTTTTTATTCGACCATTAACGCTTTTTACAATTCGGGTCAGTGCATAAACAACGCTTATTCGATTCTTCGTCAAAGGTTGTAATTGTTTCATTTTGTCTTGAAGCACTTAAACTGTGTGATTCTAACAATTCCCTGTACACTTCGTAGTATGCAGCACGAACCTTTTCTATTTCTTCCTCGCTCAAAGATGTTGAAATATTTGTTAATGTATTCACAATATTCATTTGGTATGTATTTGGTATAAATGGCGATTCTGGTTCTGGTTCTGGTTCGGGCTCTGGTTGAGGCTCTGGTGCAGGCTCTGGTTCTGGTTGAGGCTCTGGTTCAGGTGCAGGCTCTGGTTCTGGTGCAGGCTCTGGTTGAGGCTCTGGTTCAGGTGCAGGCTCTGGTTCTGGCGCTGGTTCTGGCGCTGGTTCTGGCGCTGGTTCAGGTGCAGGCTCTGGTTCTGGCGCTGGTTCTGGTGCTGGTTCTGGCTCTGGCGCTGGTTCTGGTGCTGGTTCTGGCTCTGGCGCTGGCTCTGGCGCTGGTTCTGGTGCAGCAACAAGAGGCTCAATGATTTCTATATCAACCTTAATGACATCAAAGTAATAGTAATTTGTAATAAATGGATTACTGTCTACATAAGTCAAATCATCAGCTACAAGTTTAAACCCATCTTGTATTTCATAATTAGTGTATTGACTGCTTTTGGCATGCTTGTAAAAATCATCTGACCATACATATGGGTCCGTTTCATTTGGAACAAACATACCAGGACTTATTGTGTATTTTGTTGATGATGGGAACATCGTTCCAAAGTTAAACTGTATTTCATGACCAAAGCCACTTGATGGTTTCACATGCATGTATAACGTCTTCTTGTAAGGAATTGAAGTACTGATTTCATTTGAATTAATTTCATATTCTTGATGTGGGTAATGCATATTATCATCCACTTCCAAAATACGAATGCATGGTGCCAATACTGTGAGGTTGTTCTTTGTCTCGTCTTCCATACTTACACGATTTTCTCCGTAAGTATTTATTTGATCAGCAACTATACTTATGTACGACGCACTTACTTTGTCACTATTATCCCAGGATAACAACTTCAATCCGTATGTATCTATTGTATCATGAGTGTATATTTTGAAATTTCTCTCAATAAATGCTTGTGTTAATGGTTCTACATGGCGTGTTAGAGTTATTGTTGCACCCGTTAAACCATTTGCAGAAATGAAATAAGCCGTATTTGCTAATAATATATTGTTCTCAGGTTGCATATAAGCACCATTTCTGTAGCCATAAATAGAACCATTGTTATTCAATTGACCTTCCTTTAATGTTAGTGTACTATTAAATGAAGATGAAAACATGTTCCAACCTCCATTCAATACTATGTCAATCGTATCATAAGTCACTTCTTGATATGGAATACTCAATATACCATTACTGATTGCATATATGAAATAACCAACATTGGGTTGTAATACTCTGTTATAATACGCGTTGTATCCTCCATTGTATGCAAACAATATTCCATTCGAGAAACTACTTTCTAGTTCCGCAAATGAAACATCGTACGACGAACCAATCATATTCCATCCAGCAGCTAATTGAATATCAACTGTGTCTGGAATAGGACGTAGTTCACCCTCTACAGTACCTACATAGTAATAGACATCATCATACTCTTCACTGAATCCACCAGTTCTCACATTTGTTGTATCAACACCATTTTCTGATTTTACTACTTCGTAACTAATATCTGTCACCTTGGTGAATTTAATAGTGTAAAACTGTGGTGTAGTCAATGTAATTGTACTTCCAATATTTTCCATATAAAAGTAAAATGCCTCTGTTTCTTGTAGTGAAGAAATTTGGAATGCAGAAGTATTACTTGCGTTGATAATAACCAAATTTTCTTTCTCAATAGTGCTGGTTGTTGGTAATGCGGAAACTGGTATGACAACCTTTTTATCGTCTAACTGTGATCCATATTTACTCAACAATCCACCTATTAATCCACTCTTACGTAATCTCCTTTCTGGTTCACTCACATTTTCGTTCACATAATCACTTATACTGTCAAATATGGTTGTATCGAATACAACAGAGTTATCCACAACAACTGGCAATTCATCAGGTAGTGTATCAGCTATTTCACCAGTTGTTTTTCCTCCGTAGTCGCGTTCAGGTTCAGGCTCTGGCTCTGGTTCTGGCTCAGGCTCAGGTTCCGACTCAGGCTCAGGCTCTGGCTCTGGCTCCGACTCAGGCTCTGGCTCCGACTCAGGCTCAGGTTCCGATTCAGGCTCTGGCTCTGGCTCTGGCTCCGACTCAGGCTCAGGTTCCGATTCAGGCTCTGGCTCTGGCTCTGGCTCTGGCTCTGGTTCTGGTTCCGATTCAGGCTCTGGCTCTGGCTCTGGCTCTGGCTCTGGTTCTGGTTCCGACTCAGGCTCTGGCTCAGGTTCTGGCTGAGGTTCAATATCTAATAAACCTTCCAACTTGTAAAACAACGTCAAATCAACCTCTGATATATCTACAGCATAAAACAACATTGCATAATGTGTTCCTTCGTCGAAACCACCTCCAAGAGTGATATCATTAGTTACATCCAATATGTTTGTTCCTATCGAAGAAGCATTAAATTGTGAACGAGAATAAGGCTCAACACCATCTTCAACAGATTGAACATCCTTGTAAATTTCGAAATAAATGCCTTCACTATGATTTGTCTCAAATCCTGTGAGTGTCAAATTAGTAATATGTTTGTAAGGTGGAATAAAGAATGTAATATGATCATGGAAATCAGTTGTAATCATTCCAGGTGCCTTCATCAAGTGGTTTTCTATAAATAATCCACTAATATCGCTAACTATTAATTCCGTAGGAGGGTCTACCATACTGCTATAGTCGGGCAGTTCAGGCTCAGGTTCTGGCTCTGGCTCTGGTTCAGGTTCTGGTTCAGGTTCTGATTCAGGCTCTGGCTCTGGCTCAGGTTCTGATTCAGGCTCTGGCTCTGGCTCTGGCTCAGGCTCTGGCTCTGGCTCTGGCTCTGGCTCTGGCTCAGGCTCAGGCTCTGGCTCAGGCTCTGGCTCTGGCTCAGGCTCTGGCTCAGGCTCTGGCTCAGGTTCTGGCTCTGGTTCAGGTTCTGGTTCAGGTTCTGATTCAGGCTCTGGCTCTGGCTCAGGTTCTGATTCAGGTTCTGGCTCTGGCTCAGGCTCAGGTTCTGGCTCTGGCTCTGGTTCAGGTTCTGATTCAGGTTCTGGCTCTGGCTCAGGCTCAGGCTCTGGCTCTGGCTCTGGCTCTGGCTCTGGCTCTGGCTCTGGTTCAGGTTCTGGCTCTGGCTCAGGTTCTGATTCAGGCTCTGGTTCTGGCTCTGGCTCTGGTTCTGGTTCTGATTCAGGTTCTGGCTCAGGCTCAGGCTCCGATTCAGGTTCTGGCTCTGGCTCAGGCTCAGGCTCTGGCTCTGGCTCTGGTTCAGGTTCTGATTCAGGTTCTGGCTCTGGCTCTGGTTCAGGTTCTGGCTCTGGTTCAGGTTCTGGCTCTGGCTCAGGTTCTGATTCAGGCTCTGGTTCTGGCTCTGGCTCTGGTTCAGGTTCTGATTCAGGTTCTGGCTCAGGCTCAGGCTCCGATTCAGGTTCTGGCTCTGGCTCTGGTTCTGATTCGGGTTCTGGCTCTGGCTCAGGCTCCGATTCAGGTTCTGGCTCTGGCTCTGGTTCTGGTTCAGGTTCTGGCTCTGGCTCAGGTTCTGGTTCAGGTTCTGGCTCTGGCTCAGGCTCAGGTTCTGGCTCTGGATCTGGTTCTGGTTCAGGCTCTGGCTCAGGCTCAGGTTCTGGCTCTGGCTCTGGTTCAGGCTCTGGTTCAGGTTCTGATTCAGGCTCTGGCTCTGGCTCTGGCTCAGGCTCTGGTTCTGGTTCAGGC